CGTAGCGTTCGCCCATTGCGGCAATCGCCATCGGGTTTCCTTCTGGTATTCCTAGTGGCATATTATGAGGTTATCTGTTCTCTGGTATTTATGTTATACTGCCTCAAATCAGGGGACGAACTGTTGGCGTTGTTGTTGTAGTTGTTCTGCATCTGTTGCGCCTGCTGCATCTGTGCATACTGACCCATCAATCCTGCAACTGTGTTGCTTGCGCCTTGCACCATCTGCCCCTGCTGCAACGACGACTGTTGCTGATTCGCAATCATGCCCATGCCCATCGCGTTCTCGTAGCCCGCATTCAGTTGATTCGTCTGATTGATTGCGTTCGCGTTGAACTGCATCCCGTTTAAGGCGAGAGCGGGGTTGAGGAACTGGCTACTTGGATCAAAGAGTCCCGGCATCATGGATGCACCCGCTTTGTTCGTCTCCTGCGCGAATTGCGTTCCCCATTTACTTAGGTCGAGTGATGCGAGTCCAAGGTTGCGCAGATTTAATCCGCCCAATGCTGTGCCGCCGCCACCTGCGCCTTGACTCATGCCGAACCCGCCTTGGATGCCGCGCTGTGCTGCCGCCCTGCCGATGCTGCCAACTACATCACTTGGTAGCTCACCACGGGCAAAGGATGCAGCGTTGCGCCCGATGAGTTCCTGATTCTGGCGGAAGTAAGGCTGAAACTTCTCGTAGCCCTTCAACGCCTGATTCTGCTGGAATCGGTTCACCCCGCCAGCAAGCCGCATGGTTCTTCCCCAATTCTGCTGATTCTGATCTGTGGCAAACCGACCAGCGTTCATCCAATCCACCAATTCTGGATCGTCCAGCCTACCCTTTTTGGCGAGTTCAGCCATGCCGGATTGAGCCTCTTTGGATGCCTTGGATGATTCGTTGGCGGCATAGGCTGCGCCCCCTGCTGCGATAACGGCCCCGGCGATAATCGCGCCCATTATATTCCCTCCTTCATATTAGTATTTGATTTAATGACTTGATAAAACAGCACCGTCCAAGGCTCGATACGCGCCTGCACGAATAGCGAAGGAGCGACGATTGCAGGCATCCCAAGTGCCAGCGCAACCGCCGCCGTGTAACACGCTGGATTCGGGAACAGGTTCTTCCCCGAAAGCAGTAAGTTCTCTTGAATCTTTTCAATCCGATCAACGAGATGCGGTGCTTGTTCTTTCAGCAACTCATGCACCTTCGCAAATGCGGCATCCGGCTCACCCTTGATGAAGCTGTTGCCGAAACCCGCAACCCTGTCGCCGTTGGTTCTTTCGCCCGTCAGAACCTTGCAAGCCTCAACAATCGGCCCGTGAACCTCGCCAAGCGTTGCGAGTGCAGCGATGTAGCCATTGACCACATTGCGACTGCCGAATGCAGCCTGTTGAAGTGCCATCGTGGAACAGTTCTCGCGGAACACGCATTGCGCGTGAGCATGGTAAAGCGCACCGAGCAGGCGCATTTCGGGTTCAGTGAGTGATTCGTTATTTTCCCAATACTTGTGCATGAATTATTTCCCTTCTCTGTTCGATGTGCAGCGAGTGCATCTTGACCAAATGTTGATCCGGTAAATGTTCTTCGGGGCAAACCCAATTCCACAACTTCCGCATCCCCTTCATTGTAGCAAGCTCTGCAAAGTCTATCACCTTCGGCTCCACGAATTGCATGAACTCCCGCGCCTTCTGATTGAGTTGTTCATACCCTTCCTCCATCATATCCTCTGTCACTTGCGCAACCTTCGCCAATGACTTCAACGACTGTGCCGGAGAACGGCGAATGTAGATGTAGTTGGCATCAGGCATTCGATGAACCAACTCCTGCCACACCATCAGCGACCCTGGACACGCTGCCCCGCTATACTTGTAAGGCTGGCCGAGGATGGATTGAACCACAACATCCGTGCGCCTGTCCTTACGAAGAATCTCATGCTGACAAAACACGTTGCCGATTGTCAGGAAGCAGGAAGTCCACGCTGTCATCGAGCGAGGCATGGCGAGAATGATAAATGGCTTCTTCATGACCAGCGTTTGTAGTTTCCGGCGAGTGACGGGTTGTTGAAGTTGCTGCGAATCTTTACCTGCTTCTCGTTGCTCGCGCTGTCGGCATCGCGCATCTGCGATTTCAGCGATTCCAGCGCAAGGTTCATATGCTTCACGTTCGTCTCGTCATCCCGCCTTCGCCATGCCGCAATCGCTGAACACGCCCACCCGATTGCCACTGGATGATTGAACGGAAGAATCTGATCCACGGAATCAATCTTCACAAATCTTGTTTTGCCGAGGATGCGAACAAGGTTGCAGCCCCACCACATTTGCGGAAGTTGCTTTCTGCGGAACAGCCCTTCCTCTGTGTCGGGTAGATACGAACAGAAGTTGAACCGTTGCCCGTTGTCGTAGTGCAGTTGAAGCAAGACAGGCCCAGTTGTCTTAGGCTTCTTAAAAAAGGTTACGTCGAATGCAACGGAATCCATCACCACGGGAAGCGCATCGCGCAACAGCGTCAACGTCTGACGCACAGGAACCCCGTGTTCGTTCGTGATTTCGATTATAACCTCTTTCCCTGCATCGGCATCTTCCGTCGCTACCAGCGCAATCCTGATGCCCTGTGTCTTGGGTAGATATTTCGGGATGTAGAAGTCACCGAGATCGCGGCACTCGTATGGGGCGCACCCGCCGTAGCTGCCGCCTGTCGCAACCTTGCCGATGAAGAACTCGCTGCGCTGGCGCAATGGCAAGCCGTTGATGCCGATTTGACGGGCTTCACGGCAATCCTGCGGAAGCGCAAAGCAACCGCTCTCCACTGGAACATACCACTCGAAAAGTGTTCCCTCTGAATCAATGCGCGTATGCAGTTCAAAGCAGGCTTTGTTCAGAAACGATAGAACGATTTCAATCCCTTCCGGTGTCGTCGGGCATACGCCGCTGTCGAGCACCATTGGCGCGATGTCCTCTATGATGTCACGGACTATGGTGCGTTGAGTTTTCACGTAGTAAGCGAACGAATCAGGTAGGCGAAGGCAAAGTTTTTACCAGCCGGAATATCCTCCATTCCGAGCCTGCAAGATGTCGTGGTTCTCGTTCCGGTAATGACACGGAATGTTGGCTTGGAAGCTCCAAGATTTCCTGTGTCTCCGTAGAATGTTCCGATCACCATGTAGTTCGTGTCGGGCATTGCTGGCGACCATGAGATTGAAAGCTCATTGAATGTTCCCGTAGCCAACGGAATAGGTTCACCGCTGCTTCTAAGTTGCGGTTGAACGGCAATCGCCTGCTGTGCGGTAGCGAGGGCAATCGCGGATTGTTCAAGTGCCTGTTGCGCAATGGAGTTTTGTGAACCCGTGTCAATTTCGCTGGTAGTAGAATTGACGTTAAAGAACTGCGACATCACCCTGCCGAGTTCATTCAGATCGCCGGGAATACAAGAGAGATCAGGTGGCGCATCCGTCCATCCAAGAGTCGCTACAATCTGTGTGTTGGTGGGCATATATTCTTTATACGTTGATTTTTAATGAATGTCTAGCTTCCGTAATAAGGTTCTACTTCCGGCCACGTAGGATTTCCGAAAAAGCTGCACCCGATTTGTAGTTGAATCCTCGCGCTGCCTGCTCCCGCATCCGTGTAAATGTTGGTTCCAGTGTCGTAGGTTCCATCGGGATAATCGTATGACTGGTTGATCACTAAAGTTCCGGTTTCGTCCACTATCCCGCCGACTATCAGCGCATCAGTGAGCACGTTGATCAGTCGAATCGGTTGCCCAACTGATCCAAGGTATTCTCCTGCCGCAAAGAACCCGCTGTAATCCACAATATCGCCGGAGACAACGTAGGTATCCGATAGCGTCAGCGTCTCGCATTCTGGACATTGCAATGTCGCATAGGCGTTGGTTGTAGCCGCCTCCTGCGCCTTCGTGTCGGCATCTTTTTGGCTGATTAGCGAGTTCGCGCTTCCTTCTGCGATTGCGCAGATTAACGGGAAGTCCGAGCAGCACACACGCGCCGTCCTTGTAGCGACGAATCTTACATCAGGAATCTCAGGAGGATTCGGGATTTCATTGTTCTCGCCAACAGGAGCAATCGAGTAGGCGTAGTCACCCTCATTCGGGCAGCAGTCAATCGGGGCGCAGTTGTTGCCCATACACTCCGAAATCTGCCCATCAGGGCGAACCTCGAAACGGATGTTCATGCGATCCACCGTGAAGCTGCCGATTGCATTCACCTTTACCTGACAATGATGAAAGTTGTTCGCGGGCTGGATTGATCCCGGCACACATTTGTTAGAAGGAACCTGTTGCAGATACTTCCGCGCCCATTGCGGTGATGCAGTCAGCGGGCGTTCTGGATTTTCCTCGCAGGTTTCTCTTGTAGGGCAATCGCATCCGGGGCTTCCCTGATCCACGAAAACCCAGCAAGGCGAACCATCGGGCCGATACTCTACGGTGAAGCTGGATGCCCCGCGAATCATTGAAAGCTCAATGACTCCACCGTTAATAATCTTCGGCGCAAATGCGTTGGTGATAGACTCCACATTTCCATACATGGAAGTCGTGTAACTGCTCTCGATCTTCTTTCGTTGCCCTTCAAATAAATCGTCACCATCCGAAAGCGTGAACTCGTAGAGCCGATTCTTTCCGTCACGATCATACGAAAACGCAAAGCAACGGTTGGCGTTGCCGATGTATCCCTGCGCAAATGCCCAGGGTCTTACGCCGCTCCACATCCCGTGCCATGCCGGAGTGCCGTCCCTGCCAGCGGTGCTCATTGCTTCCGCATCGAACACTACCATGCCGCGACAATATCGGTGCTTCCCAAATGCTGCGTTGTTCGGTGAGCCGATAAGCGGCGACGTTCCGCACAGCACCATGTTCTGCCAACTCACCATCGGCACGAACTCAAGGTAATCCTTTCTATCGGGTTCCAGCCAGTAATTGACCTCGTTTGATACTGGCGTTTGATTCCATCGCTGCGAATACTCAATGCGCGAGTTACGGTAGCTCGCAATGCCCGCCTGAGAGCGATAGAACATATCGCCGTTCAGCCCTGCAAATCCGTGAGACGACGAAAGCCCTGTGCCGATAAGCGCAACCCGCTGCACCGATGTATTGATCCACTGATCTCGTGGTTTGGATAAATCGAGTGACGTAAATCCGTTGGTGCAACCGATAACTAATTCATTCTGCCCTGTGCCCGTATCGAGAAACGGCATTGCATACATCCCCATGATGTTACCTACAAATACAGGAGTGCCAAAGCTGCCGCCTTCCGCCCAATACGTTTGCTCGGTGAAGCTGAGAATGTCGTCGGGTCGGGTAAGAGTTGCTCCGTATGCGATGTCGCCAACGTAGATGCTGTTCTTGCCGTCTGAACTGGCAACCACGAACCTGCCGTGGATGAATGACATGACGCTGCCAATCGGCATCTCGTTCTTGGCGAGATCAGATCGCCTTGGTGCATTTGTCCCATCCCAAAACAGCGGAGGATGAATCCCATCTTGAATGACGAGCCATTGAAATCCCTGCGCAAACCAAGTGTGCATGAACTGCCGGGAGTTGCCGTCAAACAACTTCGTCACTACTCCGCGCCTGCCGTTCACTTCAATCGTGTAAATCCTGCCGCCGACACTCGCGATCAGCTTGCTTGTCAGGTATGACGGATAGCCGTTGTAGAATGTTGCGCCCTGCCCGTTCGCGCCTTGAAACCATACCCGTTCATCATCGTTTTCAAACTCTAGCTCGATGTTCTGAATTGACGGTCTTGCGCGGTTGTAGTCCTCGCGGAAGAATCGGTTGATCGCCTGATGCGCAAAGTTTGCAGGAACGGAATCCGGCGATCCGCCGAATACTCCCTTTAGCTGCTGATGCCCGTCATAGTGATATGTCGCGGGCATCGGTTCACGCCCCTAGTCGGGTGAAGTTGCAGCGGACTTCATACACCTTGGATGCAGCCGTGGTATTCGATCCGAGAATAAGCTGAATCGTGCTATTGGCGGCAAGCCTGCGCATCTCCTGCCCCCATACGCTTACTATATTCTGATAAGCTCCGCGCTGGCAGTTGTTGTTTGAAGCGTTGCCGGAATTGACGATAATCCCGTTGACGGAAAGAGAGATGTTCGGCTTGCCGTTGTTGTTGGCCCCGCCAGCGGTATTCGCTATCATGCCTCCAAAATCTATCACATACACCCCGGCAACCGCGCATCGTAGTGTATTGGGGTTGTCAATAGTGATCAGCGTTGGCGTAGTGCCGCCAACCGTAGAACTATCAAACAAACAGCTGCCGATGATCAACGGATTGCCTGATGTGGCAGATGCGTTCGGAGTCACCCCGACACCAGCAGGAGAGGATGCAGTTTCGTAAAACGAAGCACACTGAGAACCTGTGTCGGCAATCGTGCCTTTTATAACTTCGTTGGAAGCATTTAGCCCAAGAAACTGAGTCAGAGTTCCCGTGGCAAGCCCCGTTGCCGTTGCTGTCCCCGTAATCTGCAAGTCCGCAATCTGTGCATTCGTGACAACCGTAAGGTCATTCACCACCAGCGGATCAGGAACCGTGGCGTTCGGCAGCACTTCAAACGTGATCTGCCCTGCTGCATTGGTGCGAGGATACAGGTTAGCAATCGCTGGCCCAGTCAGCGTCCGCATGATGTTGTCGCTGCCCTGCACAATGAACTGCCCGAAAGTCTGACTTTGGACGGCGGTAACATTTGAAAGCGGAACCACTGGCTCCGTGGTAAAGCTAATCAGCCAGCCGCCGCTGCCTGTTTCGCGGGCGACGAGATAGCCGCCGTCGCCGGGAAGCAAGCGACGTTCGCAGAACTGGCTATCGAGTCCTAGAACGTGTCGCAGGGATGTGGCGGAACCGGGATCGGTGCAGGTTCCTTGATATACCGTGTTAGCCGGAGAACAAGGAGAGCAGGAGCAGGGATTAGAAGTGCAGGAGCATGACATAGGTTACGTGGCTGGTAGTTTAACCGCTTTCAAATCTTCAATGAGTGTGCCGACAATCTGCGCCAGTTGAGGAAGCGTTACGGTTGCGGTGTCGCAGGTTCGTAGGGTTGCCCCATTCGCAAATGCCGTGTAGCCCGCTTGCGTGTTGCTGGTGCTGATGAAGGTGTTGATGAGCTTGCTGCTTGGATTACCTGCTAAGCCAGAAGTGGTGATAACGCTGTTTGCTGGAACTGATGCGCTTGATATTTGCAGCAAGGAGCTCAACGAAAGATCAAGAATTGCTCCTGCTCCTATTGCTATCTTCGCTCCGCTAACAACCGAAATGTAGGAAGTATCCACCCCGTTACCAACGTATAGATTGCTGTTGTTGGACAGGTCTATTTGCCCGCCTGTCATTGTGAAGGTGGCCGTATTCAACCCTGTCTCAGAAAGCATTTCCCCCCATTCGCCAGCCCCAAGACCCCATGCGTAATACGGCTGTGTGGTATCCGACTGACACCCGAACTGACCGATGAAATCAGCAACCGCCGCCGCTCGCGCTACCGCATCAGCGAATACCCGTGTCGTGAGTTGCGCGGCATTGACGTAGGCGAGATTCGCGGGAGTAATTGCAAGGCTTGTTGATGCTCCCGTTAATGCCTCTGCATTTGTGGCAATCTCTATCAGTCCAGAGAAGGTAGTTGTCGCACCGATTGCGGCAAGATTGCTTGGTGTGAGAATCTTGTTGTCGAGTGCTTTTCCGATTGCCTCTGCATCGGTTGCTGTCTCAAGCACCCCGCGCTGGGTTGTCGTGGCATCGGGTAGATCGTCAATAATCTGCTGGATGTTGAACGTGAGCAGGATTGTGTTGTTGCCCGCATCGAGCGTGACGAGAAGGGAGTTGTTGCCGCTGGTGATTCCGCGAAAGTCAAACTCGTTGCCGTTCTGCGAATCATAAACGCCGATCCCGGTGAGATTGATATTGGCGCAGGTGTATGCTTCAACGGGGTTGTCGGGCAATACGACTGTGTATTGGCAGTTGCAGCCTTGTGTTGATCCGCAGGTGTTACAGCATGACATGAGCGTGTTTTAGTTGGTTTTTAGAATAAAGCAATCACGGAATATCAATGGACATAAGATTCATACTAGACGGATAAAAGCCTTGGCATCAGATCGCGGGCGATACTTTCTCCAAACTCCATCTCCGATTTCTGAATCGCGCTCTCCCTTTCCGTTCGTGTTTCCGTC